ACAACTTTTTTTATAAAACTTTTTTAAACTGAGTTGTTATATGTGTACATAGATACATTTGTTGCCATTTGTATCCCACATTATACCTTTCATGATAAGCCACTCTTCACACACAAGGGTGGCTTTTCTTTTTTATATATTTTTTTACGTTTTGGTTCATATAGTTATATTTATATATACAGAGGTAAATATGGAACTGTGTGTTCAAAAACTTTTCAAAATATTTGGAAGTTTAGAAAAAGTTTCGTATCTTTGTATAAATTAACTGAAAGGAATATTATATGGCAACAAAAAGATTTACAGATGCTGAGAAATGGAAAGACCCATTTTTTGAAAATCTATCAAATGATTTTAAAATAATCTGGTTATACTTGCTAGATGACTGTGATAATGCAGGAGTTTGGAGAAAGAGTATGAGAAGATTAAACTTTCATTGTAACACTTCTATTACTGAACAAGATTTACTTACAATTTTTAAAGAAAGATTACAACCTCTAACTGAGGATATATACTTTATACCAAAGTTTATGTCATTTCAGTATGGTAGTAATTGGGAAACTTCTAACAATAAAGCAGTGGTATCTGCTAGAGAAAAGTTAGAAAGTTTAGGTGTATCTCTACCCTATCAATACCCTATTGATACCCTATCTAAAAGTTTAGAATACCCTATCGATACGGGTAAAGATAAAGATAAAGAGAAGGAGGAAGATAAATCTAAAGATAAGCTTAAAGATAAAGAGTATGAAGAAGATATGCATGAATATATGGATGAGGTATTTGAAGAACACAGACAGAAAGATGAAGAGTTTAGAAAAGATATGAATGGGTATATGGATAAACGCTTTTATGATGATAAAGAAACTAGAAACTGGAACACAGAAGTATCAGAAGAACAATTTAACAAATTATTTAAAAATGTATAAACTATGAGCAAAACACTAACACCAGAAGAGTTTGAAGCAAAACTCAAAAAAGAGTTTGATACACTTGTATCAGATAAGAAGAAAGTAATTGAACTACTTGATGAAGCAGAACAATACAGTAGAGATATCAAGATGCCAGATACATACGAACAACTGGCTATGGATATACTTAAAGATGTAAAGGAAACAAGAAGGTTCTATTTTAAACAATGGAAATCAATCAATCTTTTCGTAATCAATCAGAGAAAGTTGAGAACACCTAAAGATGAAGATGATTTTATTATACTATGAAACGAGAACAAGAAATCCAAAAGCTTGAAGAAGAACAAAGAGCTCAACTTACATTAGCACAAAGTGGACAAGATGATTATGCATGGAAACGATATAGACAAATCACAGAACTTCTTAGAACACTTCGCACCCAACGATAGTATAATATCATACCCTAAGTTGAGAAAGTTCGTTAAACATCAGATAAACGAGTACAGTAAGGTTCAACAACAGATAGAAGAGAATGCACTTTACTATGTTTACTCAGAACCTCAGGCGGTAAAAGATTATCAGATGTTATCAGAAAAGATACAAGAGTGGGAATGGTTCTTAGATAACATCTTAGATGATGAGATAAAGATACAATCAATAACATTATGATATGGTAGTAATAGAAGGATATAACAACAAATATAAAATCACAGAAGAAGGTGAAGTGATATCAAGTATGTGGAAAAAAGCAAAAGTTTTAAAACCACAGAGAGCATCACAGAGTAAGAAGGGATACTTTCAAGTAAGATTATTTAATGAAAAGTATCCGAAGGGTAAATTACAATATGTTCATCGATTAGTTTGGGAAACTTTCAAAGGTGAGATACCTGAAGGTAAAGAGATAGACCACATTGATGGTGATACAACTAATAACTCAATAGATAACTTACAATTACTTACTCCAAGGAATAACAAAACCAAATATTACAAAGGAAAAGATACCCATTGGAGAGAATACAGAGATGAGTTTATCGAACATTATAAAAAACTTGGTTCTTATAAAAAAGTTGCTAAGATATATGATATCAATCCTAACATAGTATTTAGAGTTATAAAGGATGTGGTACACAAGATAGATTGGTCAAGTGGTGAAAGAAAGACACATACAGTAAGATATAACCCTGATTTAAAAGATTATTATACAGAAACAGATTTTAGAAAAGATAATATCCCAGTTTGGGTAAACCGTAAAAGAGATGAAAAAGGTAGATTTATGTCAAATTAAATTAGGAACTTGGTTAGCAGTTCTAATCAATATTGTAACACTTGGATGGGGAAAATATATTGCATCATGGATTGCAGTAGATTTGTTTGGATTCCAAACTTGTGGTTGTTGTGAAAGAGAACAATGGTTAAATCGTTTGACTTGTAAAAAGTTTGATGGTAGATGTAATGAAATAAAACTTTGGTAATTATGACACAATTAGATAGAGAAAGATTCACAGAAGAAGAAGTATCTGAGATGAAAGAAGTTATAGAAGGTATTGGTTCACACCTATCTCCTGATGTTGCAGGATGGGTATGGAGTAAATACACTAAAATAGTAAACACTCAAGAAAAACAACCTTGTATGTGTGGTAAATCTGCACAACATTGGAGAAGAGGTGTTGAAACTATAAGAGCTTTTGTTAAAGATTGGTATGAATAGTGGTTCTTTAGAAATAGAGATACAGACAAGATTAGGAACCCTTTACCTTAAACACAATGATTGGTTGCAAGCAGTTAGTTATAATCTAACCAAGAACAAACCAGTTGCAGAAGATTTGGTACAAGATTTATATCTTTATCTTGGTGAGAAGAAGAACCCAAAGTTATTCTTCAATGATTCTTTTAATCTTTTGTACTGTCATAACTTTTTACGTTCTCGTTGGATAAACTTGGTTAAAAGAGAAAACAAAAAGATATATCCTGATAAATGGAGAGATACAGAAGATATACCATACGATATAAATTCGGATATAAACAATCAAGAGGTGTTTGATGAGATAAAGAAAGAGATAGATTTTCTACAAAGTACCTCTATGTGGTCATCAGCTAAGATATATGAACTTTATGTATTTGGTGATAAGACGATGGAAGAACTATCAAAGGATATAGGGATTAGTAAATCCACTACGTTTTTAAACGTAAAAAAGATAAAACAACATTTAAAAGATAAGTTTAACGATAAATACAATAAATGATGCCATACTCAAAAAATGCAATATCTTCTAAAAATGAAGATATGTTAATGGAGAACGAATACTACAAGAAGTACTATGAACAAAAACAAAAGATAAAAGAAAGATATCCAACTGATTTATGGTATAGACCACAAGGAGCAAATCAATCTTTGAATCATGATTACAACAACCATCACCTTTGGAAACAATATATTAAAGAAATTTGTGATTTGATGCACGAAAAAGAAGGTTGGTATCAAAAGTTTGTTTGGGATACTTACTCTGAATCAGATAAAGCTTTGATGGAACAGAAAGCAAGAGGAAACCAAAAAGGAAACCGATTAACTGATTTTAACTACTACTAATATATATCTATATACAAATATACAACTATGAAGAAATCATTGGTAACGATAAGAGTAAGAAAAGGTGATATAGGTAGAGCACTTAAACTATTTAAACGTTTGGTAAAAGAATCAGAACATATACAAGAGTTAAAGAAAAGAAAAGAGTACATCAAACCTACTACTAAACGTAGAAAAGAAAAACAAGAAGCTATCAGAGAAAACGATAGAATGTTGAAAGAACTTCGTAGAGAAGGTGACCATCAATAGAAGTGAAGGATTTTAAAGGTACATATAGACCTTTACCAAATGAAGTAACCATAAAACAATCTAATATAGATGGACTGGGGTTATTTACAACAACTGAGATAAACGATAATCATTCATTTGGTATAACACACCATTGGATAGAAGATGAGATAATTAGAACACCATTAGGAGGTTTTATCAATCATTCAGATAATCCTAACTGTATAATAAAAGAAGGGTTGACAATAAGAACTTTGCATAGTATTAGAAAGATAAGTGAAGGAGAAGAGTTATTAGTTCAATACACTCTTTACTAATATATCTATATATCTTTGTTATATGTTTAAATAACATACGAAAACATGCCATTCGAGAAAAACAATAAGTTAGGTAAAGGGAGACCAAAAGGTGCACTGAACAGAAGTACTGAACAGGCAAAGTTAACTATTGCTCGTGTTGCAAATCAAGGTTTAAACAACATCTCAGAGGATTTAGAGAAGATTAGGAAGGAAAACCCCACAGAGGCTGCAAAACTTTATCTAAGATTGTTAGAATACATTGTACCTAAACAAAAATCGGTAGAGATGAGAGCAGAGATAGACCAGAGAATACAACAGATAACTGTGAACATCAATAGGAGTGGTTCGGACGAACAAATTGAAGAATGAAGATAACCATTGATACAACTGTAACTTTTGATAATCTTCTTAACGCTAAGAAGAGAATAACTCAACATATTGGAGGTACTCGTTCGGGTAAAACATATGCGATACTCCAATGGTTGATTGTTCGTTGTTTACAAGAGAGATTAGATGTAACTGTGGTAAGAAGAACTGTTCCTTCCCTTAAACGTTCTGTGATTAAAGATTTCAAGGATATCCTTACTACACTTGGAATTTGGGAAACAGATAGATACAACATCTCAGACAGGATTTTTTCTTTTGGGAATGGTTCTACCTTATCGTTTATCAATACAGATGATCCTGAGAAGTTAAGAGGGGTTAAATCAGATGTCCTATTTATCGATGAAGCATCCGAGATAGATGAGGAAAGTTACTTCCAACTTTCTATTCGTTGTCAAGGCAATATAGTTTTAGCTTATAACCCAACTGTTTCACCTTACCATTGGTTAAGAGAACAAGATGATGTAGAAAGATTTGTAACTACCTACAAAGATAATCCTTACTTACCACAAGAAATGGTTAAGGCTATCGAGGATTTAGAATGGAAGAATCCAAAGTATTGGGCAATCTATGGTAAAGGTGAGTTTGCTCCTAACGATAGAGCAATCTTTACATTCCAAATAGTAGATGATAACCCAATAGAAGAATTGATTGCAATGGGTCTTGACTTTGGATTTTCCAATGACCCAACTGCTTTGGTAGCAGTTCACAAGAAAGGTGATATGTTATATGTTAGAGAGTTACTATATGAAAAAGGTATGGTAACCAAAGATATCATAGATAAACTTGATGAACTAAATGTTGGTAACACAGAGATATGGGCAGATTCAGCAGAACCAAGGTTGATAGAAGAAATATACAGAAGTGGTTTCAATATTAAACCAGTAAAGAAAGGACCTGATTCAATTAAGTTCGGTATAGGAGTATTACAGAACTATGGTATATGTGTACCAAGAAGTTCACAGAACTTAATTAACGAACTTTATTCTTACCAATGGGCAACAGATAAGTATGGGATTGCATTAGATAAACCCGAAGGTGGATTAGACCACTTGATTGATGGATTAAGATATGTTGCAATGTCAAGATTATCAATCAAACAACAGAACAAAGGAAAATACACACTAACATTTAAGTAATGGCACAACAAATACCAAAAGAGTTTACAGAGAAAAGTAGAGAAGATTTGTATATGGATATCATTATGTTATCCAACTATGTTAACAAACTAAAGAACGATATAGAAGATTTACAAGCTCAACTCAAGTTAAAGAATGGTGAGGTGATAAAGAAAAGAGGTGAGAACTTCCAACTTAAATCTCACATAGGATATCAGAACATGAAGATATCAGATTTAGAACAACCAAAAGATATTATAGATATAAACTATGAAGAAACAGATAGAGATAACAGTACCCAATGATTTTAGTGCAATATCACTAAAACAATATATTCAATTACAAAAAGATTTAGATACTCACGAAGGTGATACTGAAGCACAAGATGCATTCTTGGTATATAACCTGACAGGAATAACTCCTGATATGGTTAAAGAGTTAGATAGTGATGTTATATCAAATATCAGACAAGATTTAACTAAACTCTTAGGAAAGACAGATTATCCTTTACAACGAAGAATAACCATTGGTGATACTGAGTATGGGTTTGAACCTAACTTGAGTACAATGCCTTATGGAGCATACTTGGATATCTCTAAGTTTGAGAATATACAACTCAATAATGAATGGCCAACTATCTTATCTATCTTATACAGACCTATAAAGAAAACCAAAGGAGCACTCTATGAGATAGAACAATACAATGGAGTAGAACCATGGGATGAAGATAAATGGTGGGATGTGGGAATGGATTTTCACTTTGGCTGTTTTTTTTTCTTTATTCGTTTATACAAGGACTTAGTGAAAGGTACCCTGAACTCTTTGAAGAACCAGATGGAGATATCACCCAACATCAAGTCAATTTTGGAAGAAAGTGGGGAAGCTATTCAACAGTTGTCCAACTTGCAGGAGAAGATATCTTAAAGTTTGATGAGATAACTCGTAAACCCTTAGAGGAATGTTTACTCTACCTCGCATACCTATCTGATAAAGCCTTAATGGAAAAACTTATCCATAAGGAACATATGAACAAATATAAACCTCGTTAAGTTTGTTATAGGTATAAAAGAATAATGTCATATTCAAGGAAACTTAGAAAACACAGAGCATCTGGTCTTTATATTGGACCTACTCTTTCACACTCTTCTCCGAGAAACTCTCGTAGAGGTTGTTTGTGTTTAAATTCCAACACATATTCGGTAAGATGTTGTGATGGGTATTTGACCAATCAAGGAATTGGTAGAATCAATGCAATACCTCCAGTAGAGACAGGAGCATTCTCAAGTGGATTCTCAAGTGGTTTTGATATACTGATAGATTAAATATAGAGATAAGATATGAGTCAATTAGATAGACAAGGGTTAATATCACAGAGTAATTTTCTGTTTCCTGACAACACATCACAAGAAATCACACCTGCTGATATCAGACAATTCAATAGTGATATAGCAGATTCACTTGCATTAACTGGTTCAGCTGTTTTATCAGCTTCATATGCTGATAACGCATTATCTGCATCACACGCAATTATTTCAGATAACGCCTATGAAATATTCGTACTTGCAAAGAATACATCAGGTCATGATATCCCTAAAGGATATGCAGTACATTCATCAGGTGTAACTGGTGATAAGATAAACATTAATACAGCTTCTTATGATGAACCAACCCTAATGCCAGCAATTGGTATTACTCAAGAAGCAATTTCAAATAATGCAGTAGGAGAAGTAATCTTAACTGGTAGAATACGAGGTGTTAATACTTCTAACCTTACACCAGGAGCTACAGTATATGTAAATGGAGATGGTTCTTTAACTTCAACTAAACCAACAGGTTCTGCTTTAATACAGAACATTGGTACTTGTGTAAAATCAAATGCAACAGAAGGAGAGATATTAGTATTAGGTAGTGGTAGAAGTAATGATGTTCCAAATATACAAGAAGGATATGCATGGGTAGGAGATATAGATGGAGTTGCTCAACCAATACCAACCTCATCATTCTCAGGAGCCGTACCAGTAGGAGTAGCAACTACTGGTTCAAATACATTTAATGGTGACCAAATAATTAGTGGGTCAGTAACAATTGATGACCCATCCTCAACAGCATTTACAGTAACATCAGGTCCTGGAGATTCATCACCAGTAATCATAGAAGGTGGATTTAATGGTGTAGATAAGTTTACTAATTCATCTATTAGAGGTATCAGTACCTATGGTGGAGATAAAATTAGTGGTTCTTGGGGAGAAGCAGGTAATGGAATTAGTTTTACAGGTCAATCTGGTCAAGTAGGTATATACAATGCAAATACTGGTAGTGGGGCTGCATCTTATATAGTATTAGGACATTCAAGCGGTTCTTCATTTGTATCAGTAAACGGAGGATTTACTGGAATAGTAGGCAATCCTATACAATTACAAGCATTAGGTGGAGGTGCAACATCAGTTCAAGTAACAGGTGATGTAACCGCATCAGGTAATATAAGTGCATCAGGTGATGTAACAGGTTCAACCTTTACAGGTTCTTTCGTTGGTGATGGTAGTGGATTAACTTTAGGTAGTGATGTTGCTTATACAAACGTAGCTAATACATTTACTGAACCACAAACAATAAATGACCAAACATCAAATACTGATTTTAAGGCATTTACAATACAGAAACAAGGTCAGGATATCTTAACATTATACAACTCATCATCAGCTGAACAAGGTGAGGGAAGATTAGAATTAACAGGTTCTATGTATCTAAAATCAGATAGAACTCAAGCTAAAATATATGTAAGAGATAATGAGGATAATCTTGCTACAATAGGTACTGATTCAATTGGTATTCAAAGTAATGTGGATAGTTTTCCATTAACTAAATTTACAAGTGCTGGTTTATGGGGTAGGTCTGAAGATTCAGATAATAACGATACCTCATTATGGATATCAGGTACTCCATCAAGAATTATTTCGTATGGATATAGTTTAGATTCTTCATACTATGATACAGTTGGTGTATATGTTGCAACAGGACCACAATATACTACTCCAAGAACACCATTAGTACCTTTATTCTACCAATATATTTCATCTTCTGCAGAATATCAAGGAGGAGATGCTTCAGTTCATTTTGGTAGTAATATTGTAGCAGACAAAGGATTTAGAACATCAGTAAATATTTTAGGTGGAACAACTCCTTTAGATATATTTGCATCAGGTAGTAGAAAATTAAAAGTAAACTCACAAGGTTTAGTTAATCTTGGAGATCCTGATATTGAAACTTATGGTACTTTAAGACATGAGGGAATATTAGATATTGGACCTAAAATTGGATTAGGTGGAGGATTAGTAGTAACTGGTTCAGCTTCAGCAACTCAACTAGTTGCAGATGAAGAACTTGTTACACCAAGTATCGCTTCACCAACAGGCACCCTAACTATATTTAACAATACTGTTGTTAGTGGTTCAATACAAGTCCAATCTGGTAACCCAGTAGTAGCAACTCAATTTCAAGCAGAAGAGTTAGTTGCACCAAATATCGCTTCACCAACAGGAACAGTAACGATAGGAAATAACACTATTATTAGTGGTTCTTTAATATTAGAACAAGGTAACCCAATTGAAGCCACTCAAGTTCAAGCATATGAAGAATTGGTTGCACCAAGTATAGCTTCACCAACAGGAACTATAACTTTAGGGATGAATACTGTTGTTAGTGGTTCTTTAATCTTACAACAAGGTAACCCAATAGAAGCCACTCAAGTTCAAGCATATGATGAATTAGTTACTCCATCTATAATCTCAACAACTGGAAAAGTAACTATATTTAACAATGTTGATATTAGTGGTTCTGTTAACTTAGAAGCTAACAATTCAATTTCAGCAACTCAAGTAGTTGCAGAAGAAGAACTTGTTGCACCAATTATAACTTCACAAACAGGTACTCTAACTATATCTAATAACACTATTCTTAGTGGTTCTTTAATCTTACAACAAGGTAACCCAATAGAAGCTACTCAACTTCAAGCAGTAGAAGAACTAGTTACTCCAGCTATAGCTTCATCAACAGGTACCCTAACTATATCTAATAACACCATCCTTAGTGGTTCTTTAATATTAGAACAAGGTAATCCAATAGAAGCTACTCAACTTCAAGCAGTAGAAGAACTAGTTACACCAAGTATAAATTCACCAACAGGAACAGTAGAGTTTAATTCGGTAGTTCAATTACCAGCACAAGACCCTCTACCAACAGGTGCTACTGGTCAATTAGCAGTATCAGCTTCTAACTTGTATTATCACAATGGTACTAGTTGGTCACAAATAAATTAAAAATTACTATAAACCCAACCTTATTTGTTATAAGGTTAAATTTAAAAACGAGAGATAATTATGGATTCAAACACAGTATTAGGTAGGATTATGCAACTTTTATCGTTAAAGAACGAAGAAGATGTAAAACTTGCTTACGCAAAACTTGCAGATGGTACTATTCTTGAATCTCCAACTTTCGATGTAGGTGAATCTGTTGAAGTTGTTTCAGAAGATGGAACAAAAACACCAGCACCAGATGGAGAACACGAATTAGAACTCACCGGTGCTGAAGGTGAAACTGTTCGTTTCAAAATCATTACGGAGGGAGGTGTCATCAAGGAACGTGAAAACGTAGAACTTGAAGAACACGGAGATGATAAAGAAGAGGACATGTCAGCAGAAACTATTGAAGTTGATGAAGATATCCCACAGGCTTTAGAGAAAACTGACGAGGAAGAACTCGAAGAAGAAGTAACTGAAGAAGGTGAAGATGAAATCACTATCAACTTAGAAGATGTTGCTAAGAAAGTAGAAGAGATGGCTTATCGTATTGATGAGTTAGAAAAGAAACTAGAAGAAGCACAAGAAGAAACTATTGAAGAGGAACTAGAGGAAGAAGATGAGAAGGAAGTAGAAGCTAAAAAACTTGATGGAGCACCTGTTGAAGCATCTAAGTTTAGTAAAGTAGCTAATAAGAAACTTACTCCTAACTATCATTCATCTGTTCTTTCAAGAATGTATAACAACTAATTAATTAGAGAGAAAAAATGAGAAAACAACAAAACTTTGCGTTGCCAACTGTAACCTCAACTTATGCTGGAGAAGCTAGTTCAGATTATATTGCAGCAGCGTTGTTAAGTGCAAAAACACTTGACCAAGGAAACGTAGAGATTCACCCGAATGTAAAATACAAAGAGGTGATTCAAAAATTAGATGTATCTGGTATCGTACAAGATGCATCATGTGATTTTGCAACTTCTGGTTCTGTAGCAATTACAGAAACTATCTTAGAACCAAAAGAATTGCAAGTAAACTTAGAATTATGTAAGCAAAACTTCTTAGATTCATGGGAAGCATTATCTTTAGGATATTCTGCTTTTGATGAAATCCCAAGAAACTTTACTGATTACCTAATTTCTTATGTAGGTGGTAAAGTTGCAGAAGCAACTGAAACTTCAATCTGGCAAGGTGGTATTGGTAATGGTAGCTTTATAGGATTTGAAACAGTAGTTGCTGCATCATCTGGTTCAGCTACATCATTCCAACCAGCAATTTCTGGTTCAACTGTATGGCCAAATGGAGCTGTATCTAAAGATAACGTAGTAGATATTCTTACTGGTGTTGTTGATGCTATTCCATCAACTGTATATGGTAAAGAAGATACTGTAATCTATGTAGGTACTAAAGTAATGAAAGCATGGCAATCATCTCAATCAGGTATTGTAAACGTTGGTTCATT